AGGAAAAGTTCCTTAGAAATACGCCATCTCTTGGAAAGTTACGAGAACGAGTTAGCTTGGCGGCAGGAAGAGGTTATGTTTATGGCTTGGATGGAAGAAGGGTCTATGTACGGTCAGAACACGCGGCACTGAATACGTTGTTGCAATCAGCAGGTGCTATCGTAATGAAGAAAGCCTTAGCCTTGTTGGATGAATACGCAACTAAGTGGAACATTAACTATAACTTTATAGGAAACATACACGATGAAATCCAGACAGAGGTTAGAGAAGAGAAAGCAAAGGTTTTCGGAGGACTCGCTATTAGCTGTGTCGAAGCCGCAGGAATCCACTACAAACTCAACTGCCCCCTTGCAGGGGAGTTTAAGGTTGGAAATAGTTGGGCGGACACCCACTAGAAATTGTATTGATTGTGGTACAGGGCTTGTTCTGGGAGAGAACTGGACAGAAGCTAGGGATAGACAGGGTAAGTATGTCTGTAAACCTTGTTGGCATGTGAGAAACTCTCAACGTATGTGGGTTGATGGTAAGCATATATCTAAGTCACACCCCTTGTACAGAGCAGGACGTTACAAAGGGTTTGAGGAAGCGGCCTTTAGTTCCTTGGAAAACTACAAGGAGAGTGCGGAAGGTGAGGTATATGTTATCACCAACAAAGCTTGGGATGGTTGGGTCAAGGTAGGCATGGCTGTGGACGCGGAGGATAGGTTAAAGAACTATCAAACCTCTTCCCCTTTCAGAGATTATGTGTTATACTATAGTTATAAGACTGATGATAGACGTAAGGCTGAATCTAAAGCCCACTCAAAGTTAGAGCAGTTGTTTGAAAGGAATAACGAGTGGTTCAAATGTACACCACAGGAAGCCAAAGGGGTTTTAAATGAACAACAACAAGACAACGGATAACTTGGTGCAAGACATCTACGATCTAATGGTCAGCAAGGACGCTGATCCATCCGTAGACGTTGAGGCAGAGATAGATAAGTTTGGTGAAGGTGTTAAGGCTCTTATGCGTACAGAGTTTGGCAGGGAGAAGCGTAAGGATAACCGTAAGCTACGCCTGTCTAACATTGGGCGCACCGATAAGTACCTATGGAATCATGTCAACGGTACTGAGGGCGAGGACATTCTACCGCACACGTATGTAAAGTTTATGTACGGTCACTTGATTGAGGAGATGTTGTTATTCCTTACTCGCATGGCAGGACATAGTGTAACTGACGAACAGAAGGTATGTAAAGTTGAAGGAATTGTGGGTCACATGGACTGCAAGATTGACGGTGTTGTTACTGATGTCAAGTCAGCAAGCAGTTATGGGTTTAAGAAGTTCAAGGATGGATCGCTTGCCTTTGACGATCCCTTTGGTTATATTGATCAGATCAAAGCCTACGCTCACTCAGAAGGAGACAGGAAGTTTGGATGGTTAGCTATGGACAAAGCCAACGGACACCTGACCTACCTCAAGTACGACTTGGATGATAAGGATGCTAGAGTTTACGATGCGCTGTCTCAGGATATAGCAGAGAGAGTACGCCATGTAAAAAAGCTAGTGGGGCATCCAGAGCCAGAGTTACTTTGTTACGAACCTTTGCCCGATGGCAAGTCAGGAAACTTAAAACTCTCCGTTGGTTGCTCCTACTGTCAATTCAAAAAACATTGCTACCCAGACTTAAGAGTATTCAATTATTCCTACGCTCCTAAGTTTCTCTGTAAGGTGGTTAAGGAACCTAACGTACAGGAGATCATACTAGATGAAGAAGGTTTTTAGATCGGGACTTGAGTCCGCTCTTTATGATCAACTTAATAAAGAGTTTAAGTATGAGCCTTACAAGTTACCTTACATCATACGTAAGAACTATCTTCCAGACTTTGTACATGAAGACAAGAAGATACTGATTGAGGCCAAGGGTTACTTTAGAGTAGGGGACACACAGAAGTACACATCCATAAGAGATTCTATCGGAGACTGGGAGTTAGTATTTGTGTTGTCAGACCCTAACAAAAAAGTAAGGAAAGGTAGTAAAATGACAATGGGGCAGTGGTGTGACAAGGAAGGTTTAGCACACTTCACTGTAAAGACAACTAAAGAGTTACTGAAGTATGTGAGGAATAAAAATGTCACTAACACTTGAGGAATTAAAGGAAGAAGTAATCAGGGAGTATGATGTTGTTCTGTTGTGTGAAGTGTTGGACATAACCCCCGAAGATGTTTTGGAAGCTTTTGAAGATCGTTTAATTATTAATAGAGATAAATTCACAGAGGATACTGAAGATGAGACTTAATGATGCAACTCCTGCTGATTGGGATAGAGTAGCTAGGGAACATCCTGCGATAGACCCTAATAATAGTGTAACACTAAAGCCCTATACGGACATGGTGATGGAAGAGGCTCATGATATAATCAATAAGCCACAGCATTACAACACTGGCAACATTGAATGCATCGAAGCAATAGAGGAGTCCATGTCCAGTGTTGCATTCAAAGGGTATCTCAAGGGCAACTGTATGAAGTACCTTTGGAGGTACGACTATAAGGGCAAGCAGGTAGAGGACTTAAATAAAGCTAAGTGGTACTTAAACAAACTAACCATTATGGTTTCCAAGGAGAACAGTTAATGGATCAATATCAGCAGTTTATACATAAGTCTCGCTATGCTCGTTGGATGCCTGAAGAGAAACGTAGAGAGACTTGGGAGGAAACAGTACAGCGTTATGTGGACTTCTGGGTCAACCGTGGACAGCTTGACAAGAAGACAGCCAAGCGCCTGTACAACGGAATACACAGCTTAAAAGTAATGCCGTCAATGCGATGTATGATGACAGCAGGGGAAGCATTAGACAAAGACAATGTAGCAGGGTTTAACTGCAGTTATTTGCACATAGACTCACCACGCTCCTTTGATGAGTTGATGTATGTCTTGATGTGTGGTACAGGTGTAGGCTTCAGTGTTGAGCGTAACTTCATCAACAAGCTACCGATGGTTGCTGAGTCCTTCCATAAAACTGACAGTATGATTGTTGTCTCCGATAGTAAGATCGGTTGGGCTTCCGCATTCCGTGAGTTGATAGCTATGCTGTACGCAGGTAAAGTACCTCAGTGGGATGTGAGCAAAGTAAGACCTGCAGGAGCAAGGCTTAAGACATTCGGTGGTAGAGCAAGCGGCCCTGAGCCTTTGGTAGATTTGTTTAACTTCTGTATAGAGGTGTTTACCAAGGCCACAGGACGTAAGCTGACATCCATTGAGTGTCACGACATCTGCTGTAAGATAGCTGACATTGTAGTAGTGGGTGGTGTACGTAGGTCTGCTTTGATTAGCCTGTCTAACCTATCCGATCCACGAATGGCTAAGGCTAAGATGGGTGATTGGTGGCGCAGTGAAGGACACCGTAGACTCGCTAACAACAGCGTAGCGTACACAGAGAAGCCTGACTTTGAGTCCTTTCTGTCTGAGATGCAGAACATGTACGAGTCTAAAGCAGGTGAGCGTGGTATCTTTAGTAGAGTTGCGGCACAGAAGATAGCCGCTAGGAACGGACGTAGAGACCCTGAGCAGGACTTTGGTACTAACCCTTGCTCTGAGATTATCCTACGCAGTAATCAGTTCTGTAACCTGTCTGAGGTGGTTGTACGTGCTAATGATACCAAAGCTACCCTTAAGGAAAAAGTAGAACTAGCGGCTATCATAGGGACTCTACAGGCTACTCTGACTGACTTTAGGTATCTACGTAAGTTGTGGCAGAGAAATACAGAGGAAGAGGCATTGCTTGGTTTAAGCTTGACAGGCATTATGGATCACAAGGTCTTAAGTAATGACATAACGTCAGCAAAGTGGTTGGAGGATTTAAAAGATGTGGCAATCAAAACTAATAAAGCTTGGGCAAAAAAGTTGGGAATTAATCAGTCGGTGGCTATTACTTGCGTTAAGCCTAGTGGTACAGTGTCTCAGTTGGTCGATAGTGCTAGTGGTATTCATCCTAGGTTTGCTCGTCATTACATTAGAAGAGTTCGTTCGGATGCTAAAGACCCACTTGCACAGTTCATGTCAGCCGGAGGATTCCCTGTAGAGCAAGACATTATGTCCCCTGCATCCTTAGTCTATAGCTTCCCTGTGAAGTCACCAGAGACTAGTGTTACAGTCAAACAGGTGGGTGCAATGGAACAGCTTAAGTTATGGAAGGCTTACCAGAACCACTGGTGTGAACATAAGCCAAGTATCACTGTTTATTATACAGACGATGAGTTCTTGGAAGTAGCACAGTGGATTTGGAATAACTTTGACTTGTGCAGTGGGATTAGTTTGTTGCCAGTAAGTGATCATGTGTATCAGCAAGCTCCTTATGAAGACATCAGCGAGGATAAGTATCAGGAGTTAGTACAGCAGATGCCTGTGGGTATTGATTGGAATGACCTTGAACATTTTGAACAAGAGGATAATACTACAGGTTCTCAAGAGTTAGCGTGTGTAGGTGGAGCGTGTGAAATAGTGTAGAGTTGTAACTTGTTATAAAACTAAAGCCCTTTAGGTTTCCCTAGAGGGCTTTTTTTTATAAAAACGCGCCTAGTCCTACGCCTACTTTCACACCTAACATTGTGCTTTTAAGAATGTCTTGATAGTTTTTGCCTAGGGGTATTCCTCTTCTTTGAGCCTCTGTAGCCGCCTCTATTAAGTTAATTGTCTTGTCTATTTCCTCAACTTTTAAACCTCTTCTAGCTATCAATCCGGGAAGGAAGTTAATTATTTGATTAGCTATGGTTAAAGGCTCAGTAGCTATGTTTTTAGCGGCTTGTTGTTCTGCTTGTGCGACTGTCAACTGAAAACCTGCACCCCCTGAAGCGCCTCTTTCTAGTATAGATAACTTTTTAACAAGTTTATCTATTTTCTTTTCTACTGGCGTTCCTGCAAACAAGTGTTTAAAAGTAGCTCTAAATTTAGGATCGTTTAACTTTTTTTGTAACTGTTCAACGCTTTTAGCTCCTCCTCGTCCTTCAAACTTTAAAGCCTCTTCTAAAAACCCTTTCCTTATGCCTTCTATAGGGTCTGTTTCTCTTAACTGTTTAGCCAACTTTTTACCCACTAAAGAATCTTTAGGTAAATCTCTGGCGTATTGAGAAGCTAATTTTTTAAGCGTGTTTACTTGGTCTATTCCTACAGTAAATCCTGATTTAGTCAACATAGCTCCTATTTCAGAAGGGTCTAACACATCCATTGCTTTTTCTAGGAACGTGTCGCTGACTACTTTTTGTCCTTTAGCATAATAATCAGTTACATCGTCATACTGTTTTTTTAAAGTAGGGTTAAGTTTTTCAGCCGCTTCTTCCATTGAGTCTTGTAAAGCGTCTCTAGTTAAGGCAAGAGATTCAATATAGTCAGGGTCTTTGGTAGAAGCAGTTCTAGCCGCGTGTAGTCTTCGCTTGACTGAAGAGAGTCTTTCGTGAGCTTCTTGAAAGTTTAAATTAGTTGGCAAGTTTTCAAGTTCTTTTACTTGAGCAGAAGCCTTTCCTGTTAATGCGGGATAAGTTTCTACCCACTCTTCTGTTTTTTTATTGTACTTAGGATCACCTCTAAATTTCTCTTTAAACTCTAAAGCAGACTGTTTGGCTCTCTCTCTAGCTTGAACAGCCACCCCTTGTCCCGATTTAGCTATTTGTTTATACACAGGAGACACTATCTCATCTAACGCAGTATCAACTTGATTAATCAAAGACTGAAGAACTTCTCCTTGCTCTCTTGGAGTACCTCCTTTGAACATACCGACTAAATTTTCTGTTTGTTTGCCCATATACGTTCCATAACTCTCAAACAAGTTTTCTACAGTTCTTTTAGTAACTTGAGAAACGCGAGCAAACGACCCTAATATTTCTGTTGCAGTTCTTTTAGGTTCGACCATTTGAGGTTGAAGAGTAGAATCAATTTCTTTTAATTCATCCTGCAGTTCTTTCATTATTTCTATATCTTCATCAGGAAGACCTTTTTTACCACCTATGATTTCTTTTCCTTTCTTGTATAACTTACCTCCTACACCAAAAACAATACCTAGACCTGCGCTCATTATAGCGTCTGTTTGCGCGGCATCTTTAGCTTGTTCAAAAGCAGAAGAAGGATCAACTTTTCTACCTTCTATTAAAGATTCTAAAGTTTCTCCTACTATATTAGCGGTTCCTACAGCAGTCGAGCTAAACAAAGTACCAACTGTATTTGAACCTATAGCGGCTCCTACGGGTCCTGCTACAGCAAAACCACCTGCTCCTCCTAAAGTTGTTCCGATACCCGCGGCAGGAATTCCGAAAGCTAATTCTAAAGCAGGAGTTATATAATCAGCGTATGTCTGTGGGTCTACTTCAATTTCTTCTATGTCTTGTACTGCTTTTTTTCGTGCAGGAGTGTTCACTTCGTACAGAAACTGTTCAAAGTTAGCAGGAGGAACAATACCTTGTCCTACTAAAAATGTTTCTATTTCTTCAGGGGTTGCTGAAGAACGTATATCAGTAACAAAAGTCCCATCTGGTAAATCAAGAGTTTTCGACATTAAATGTTACTCCCGTCAATTTTCTTTCTCTTAAAGTTTTTATTAGGTGGTATACCTGCTTTATCAAAAATTGCCTGTAGTTTTTCTTTATCGTTAATAACACCCATCCAATAATCTACAAAACCAGAAGTGTTGCCTTGGTAATTAATCATCCATTTTTGTAAGGCGTTTTGTTGAGCCGCCCCTAAAGCATTTTTCTTGGCCTTTCCATATAAATATCCTCTTATTACCTCTGGGCCTTCAGTTATTTGAGGCTGTGTTGCATCAGAGCGTTTAACTTCCATTTCTGTTGCGGTTCCGGGAGGCAATAATATATTAGACTCTTTAATTCGACCTTCAGCATACTGAAAAGTAAGTAATCTATTTTTATCACCGACACCAAAAGCGGCCGCTACTTTTCTTTTTACTTCTGCCGGTTCGCCCACCCCTAAATTTAAATCATTATAAGTAAACAAAAGATTAATCGCTTCATTACTCTGAGATCCTAAATCAAGAGACTCTTGTAAATGTTGTCTAGCTAACGTAGTAATTCTAGGGTCTACCTTAGCCGCTTCCATAGCTTGGTCAACATCTATTAGGTTATTTTCTAAGTTGTCTGCAATAACAGTCATTCCGGCAGTTGTTAAAAACTCTAGCGCGCTCTTTTTTGTCTCTATCTGTTTTACTTTTTCAATCTCAACATCTTTTTGAATTCCTGCGGCTACTTCAGGAAAAACAAGTTTTCCGTTATCTACATAACGCTTAAAACCATTTTTGTCTGTTTGTGTTTCTCTTTTGTCGTCTGCACTGGGCGCTCTAGTCGCTTTTGCTAGTGCTTGCATAAATCCTATATAATCGTTTGGCTTCCACTCGTTATTTCTAACAGCCTCATTATATATCTGAACTTTATCAGGCAAGTTGGCAGTAGTGGCTGATTTTTTTTCTAAGAAAGATGACAAAGACATTTCAGGAATTCCCTTAGCTTTGTTTTCTATATTAATCTGAGCCAAATGTTTCTGTTCGTTTGTTAAATTTTCTCCGCCTATTTTAACATTTCTGTCCATAAATTCTAACAAAGTACCTTCAAATCCTTGACTTTTAGCTTGAGCATACTCTTTTTGATCATCAGTTAAATTAGTTTTATCAGCTTCCTTAATAAAGTTTTTCATGTTTGCAGGAGTAATTAAACCTTGTAAGGCTAATGCACCATAACCTTTATTAGGGTAGGTTCTATCCAAGTATTCTGCAAACTTCGCACGGCTTGTGTTCTTCGCATCTATCCCTGATTGTTTTTCATCTTTAAGCTCTTGTTTTTCTAAAATAGCATTTCTTCGTGCTATTGTCTCAGCGGCTCCTACTGGGTTTGCTGAAGACATTTGTAACTTAGCAAGCTGAGTTAAATCGTCAGGATTTTCAGGATTCATATTAGGAAGTAATTTTTCTAGTTGTTCCATAGGGTTGTCTGGAACTTCTCTTCCTGTTAGTTTAGCAAAAAGTTTACCTACGGCCCTACCGCCACCTGCGGCTCCTTGAGCAAGTCTTTGATTCCTTGTAAGAGGCTGAATTGGTTGCGTGGGAGTGCCTGTTAATAAACCCACTAAATCTCGATCTGCCATTATATTGTCCTATTTATAAAATTTATTAAAAACTTTAGCTTGCCATCATACCAGAGAACGTACTACCACCAGTAGCTCCACCAGTAGCCAGATTTGTTACAGCACCTTCTATAGTACCTAATAAATCATTCCAGAAACCGCTTCTAGCATCATCCTTAGCCGCTAACCCTCCAAAGATACCGCCTACACGTTCTCCTGTCTTAGGGTTATAACCTGTTCCTAATGTTTGTCCAATGTAACCGCCTTCCTTATCAAACAAAGTTTTTAACATTGATTCAACATTTAAGGCCGCACCTGTTTCTCTACCGCTTTGTGCTAAGGATGCTGTAGGAGTAGCTAGTTTATAAAGCTCACCTAACTGTTGCTGTGGTACATAACCTAGACCCATAAGACCACTAGCTAAACCAAAAGCTTGCTGTCTGTCTGCTTGGGACTGTCCATAGGCATTATAGAAAGCTTCATTACGCGCTTGCTCTTGAGCTAAAGACTGTGCAAACTGTTCTGGAGTACCTCCGTAACGATCAGTCATTAAACCTAGTCTACCTTGACCTAATAATCGTTCCTCTAAAGCAAGGCGCTGACGTTCTTCCTCAGGGCTTTGTATGGCCCTTAATTGCTCATATAAAGCCTTTTGTCTTTCAAGAGGATCACCGCCTAGCTCATCTAGGAAACCGCCTGACATACCAAACAAACGATCCTGCATGGCCTGTTGTTCTTCAGACAGGTTCATGTCAAAACCACCTTCCGCAGTGCCCTGCAGACCACCTAAGCTAGATGTGACACTAAAGGGAACAAACTGTGACTGCTCGTACCCTTGCTCACCTACGGCAGTACCACGAGCTAGTGTTTCATCTCTAAAGTCTGTTTTTCTTTTTATATCTCTTTTTAAACTCTTATAATCTTGACCTGCTGATAACAAGTCCGATAAAAAACCCATTAGTAACTCCCTCCGCTAATTGTTCCTGCTAAAGTACCCGCAATATTAGCGGCTGATAGTGTAGGGGCTGTGACTGTCCCCGTGAATGTTGGCCCTGCTAGATTTGCTTTAGTCGCAACAGCCGTAGCAATGTCATTGAACTCAGTGTTTATTTCCGAACCCTTCACAATCTTACCTGCATTACCGGAAGGTAACGAATCCTTAGCCGCAAAGTCCGTGGTTTTTGTATAATCACTCATTAAATAAGTCTCCCTAGTAATACGTTTATGTCAATTTTTTGTATGGAAAATTCCGATCCGCTAATGGTTGATTCTATTCCGACAGTCACTACCGTTCCGTGTCCTAAACCATGTACATTGGGAACTTGTATTTCTGTTCCTGCTGAGTATTCAGAGGTAGAAACATTGTACTCACTTACACCATAAAAAGCTGTGTTTGCATTAGTTCTTTTAGATGTAAAAGTTTGTTTGTAGTAAGAATCTGAATAATCATATCCCCAATTAAGAACGGACTGTGCCGCCGCATCCCCAATAATTGTCATTTTAAACTTTTTAAGGAATTTAATATTGGATGAGTTTCCAAAATCTAACGGATTGCTAAAGTATGATAGTTGATAGGAAGATGTTGAGTAAGTATAAGTAGAACTAACAAGAGTACATAGTTTATCAGTAAACCCTTTGTACTCATAAATACCCCCTTGTCTTCCCATGTATATCTTACCGTCCTGTGTTCTTGTGTAACACAAAGCAATAGGAGTTGACCACGTTGTAACCCTGTGTGATCCGTCAGGTAACGCTTGTCTCATGTCAAAACAATACGTTATATTGTTATTAGGTAAAGTTAAAAGATAAAAAGCTTCCTCTGGGCTGTACATAGATTTAACGGAAGCTAATGTAGAGTTTACTATTCTTTCCTCACTAACATAACGTACTAAGTCATTCCTGACGTTTCTGCTTATGTCACGCATAGGCATAGACTTTTCCTGTATGACTCTGCCAAAGCTACGTACACCTGAATCCGATAGGAATATAATGTCAGTACCTGTGTGCTGTACGGAGTCTCTAGCAACGCAACCTACGCCTTCCACAGTGTCGTGTAAAGCCATTGATGCCGGAGAGGTTGCACCAGAGTACACAACAATAGATGTCTTACCAAAGACAATAAGGAATCCGTTGTGTGCCGCGAGGGATACAATCTCATCGTGACCAGTAGGCCATACAGTTGTTAAATCAATAGAGCCTGTAGTGCCGCCATTCCAAACATTACCATTAAGGGTATCAGACCAATATATTGTATGTTTATCCCCTGTAATGTCAGCTACCCATAAACGACCATAAGCCGCCAATACTTCATTAGCTTGGAAAGGTGCTATGGGTGACCCTCCAACACTAGGAGCAACATATCCATTGACTAATGTTAGTTTCACAAGCCCTTGAGAACTAGAGTCTGTATAAACTAAAGGTTCATGTCCTCTTTGATAAAAATAAACATGATCGTTAAAGTTGACAACCTTCCAGTTGTTAGCGCTTATAGTATAAAGTGCAGGAGTTATGTCAGTCAGTGTTCCTGTGCCACTAAATATTTTATTGTTACCTGCTGAGAAAACAACTTTGTCACCGCTTTTATCTAAGGACTCAAAGACTGTTTCTACTTTTACAGTATTTGTACCTACTGTTGAAGCCCCTGCGGTATTTGTAGCTGTAGACAACAGCACTGAGCCTTTCCTAGCCCCTACGCGCCCTAGCTTATCAATAACACAATTAGTTGCAATAGACGCATAACTAGGGTCAAGACCCACAGGGGAATCCTGAGTATTAATACCGCCAAACGCAGGTGCATTAATTGTTACGTTCTGTAATTGTTGAGCCACTATACAGGTCTCCAAACAGTTTCCTCTGGGTGACGAGCTACGTCAAAAGCAATCATATCACCTAATGTTTGATCAGCAATAGCAAAGAGTTCCGCAGAGGATGTACCGCCTGTTTCCCCTCGCTCTCTTGAAGCCAGAGCTACAGCGTAGTGTATTACAGGATTAGAAGGAACATACAAAGTAGCCGTATCTTCAGCCAGTGTTGCTTTTTTATCTACAGCGTTGACACGTATAACATATTCTTTATCTGGAATAGGGTAAAAATCAATAATTGCTTCCCCTGCATCATTAAAACCATTCCAAGAGTAATACACAGGAGAGCCATAAGCGGGAGTGTTGTTTAAAAAAGCATTGTTCATCCAGTGTGACGTTACAGGCTTTAAAAAACAATTAGATGTGTCATTAATAATATCAAGGGTTTTAAGACTTATATCGGAATTAGTAAGCTGATACCTAAAAACAGTATCTGTTGTGTTAATAGTAAATGTAGTCCGTAAAGAAGCCCAATCCCAAGAGTCCTCTACAATTCTTTTTGCATCGTTTACAAACTCTCCTATTAACTTGGAATAGCTGTTGTCCGACACAGACTCAATTGTATCATCTTCCCTTAGCCGTCTTAGTACGCTCTGTACAAGTTGTAAGTAAGTCATTAGAGTGTGTATCCTTGCATTGTTAATTTCATTACTTGTCCCTCGCTACTGATTTTGTTTTTTCTACAGTTCTCATTGCGCCTAGTCCTAACATGCCCATAAGTACACTTGTAAGAAGTGAGCTATCTACAGGCGGGACAGTAAACCAAATACCTAATATTGGTGCTAAGATTGTAGAATACATTAAAGCAAATCCGCAAATCCAACCTATAGCAGGTCGCCATCCGCTAACAAACAAACTCTTGTGTGACGCTTCTACCTTGTTTACTTCCAACTGACCCTTAGCAAGCTCTTGCGCGTGACGCTCTGCCATTGTGCTTATTTCGTGGGCTAAAGCATTCTTCTGATCTTTGTCTTCAATAAACTTGTCAAGCAATCCTGAAACAGGAGCAATCAAGGAAGTAATAATAGACATTAAGCTGTCCTTTTCCACATGTATACAACAATGGAGGGCTGTACTACAGACACTGTAGTTGTAGAAGAAGTAACTGCTGATGGAGAAGTAGCGTGAGCCATATCATCTCTGTCAGAACTATCAGTAGTTCCATCACCTACAATTAACGCTCCGCTAGTAGTTGGGTTTATTAAAGCACCACCTGAGCTTCCTGTTAAACCATAACCAGTAGTAGGAATTACAGTATCTACCGCAACGCCGACAGTCTTAGCACCTCTTTCTTCTTCCGCTGTATCAAAGTCAGTGTCAGTAGAATCTAAACTTACAAGCGCTCTACCTGCTCCAAAGACAGCCCAAGTACCACCAAATAAAGTAGCAGGGGACGTAGCAACAACGGAAATATAAACAGCACCTACAGGATAAGCTTGCAATGCTCCTGCAATCTCAACTATAGCATTAGAGCTATTCTTTGAGTACAGTTTTTTATCCGTTGTATTGACTGCTAGTTCAGCACCACTTGAAGTTTGTGCAAGGTCATCTGCGGCAGGGACTGCGCTAGCTGAAGAACTTACTTTAGTTAATAGAGTAGTCATAATTATTTCTTACCTAATAGTTGTTGAACGGTATCGCTTTCATATATACGTAAACCCAACCAAACAATAGTAAATAAAGAAGCAATAGGTGGAAGCCACGCGCCTATAGTTAATATTGCTGTTGAAGCCGCCGCTATATCCACTACTTCCTTAGTTTCCTCAATCATTGTTTTTTCCTTGTGCTTGTTCACTTTAATGGATTAGAAAGGTAGTCCATTGCAGACCACAGGTCTTCTACCTCTCTCTTAATTGTAGTTATCTTTGCTTCAAATCCACTGACCTTCTCTGTGACTAACTCAGCCTTTGTTACTGTGGCTTTCATGGATTCAATTTCTTTCTCAAGGTCATCTACATTTTCATCAATAAGTAACAACTTGTCTTGCTGATCAATTATCGTTTGTAGATTAGCTCCAAGGGTTGCTAGTTTTCCTTGCAACTGCGATACATCATTGTCTGCTAGCTCTTGCTTAATTAACTCAATCTCACTCAAAAGTTCTTGCTTGTTTGTTACAACTTGTTCTTGTAGAGGCGTAATGTTTGGTATCTCATTTAACTCTACAGACTCAAGCCGTGAGTACAAACTGCTTGCTGTCCATACACCGCCACCCAAGGTTGTTGCAAGACTAAACAAAATTGCAATGTACACACCTTTAAAGGAAGTACCTCCAATCTTTAACTCAGTCTCTTCTAGGCTCACGTTTCATCGCTCTCATCGCAATCAACTTGATACACAAAACAGTTGTAACCTAATGCGGTAGGGCCAGTATTGTAGAACTGACTTTCATAACCTGTGTTTAAAATAGTTGCTTCTGAAGCGTAGATGTCCAATCCGTAATCACCTTGACCATTAAGGTAAATACTACTCACTGTGTTACTGGATGCCCACGCTAACTCAACAGCTTGGTTAGATGAGCTATAAGTCAAGGCGTTAGCTTCAACGCGAGTGTTATTGTCCATTGCTCCTTGATTCAAAAATGCGACAGCTTCGGGATTTCCCGCCACCGCCAAGAAAGCTCCTGCGGCATTGGCGTGGTTTTCAATATCGTCAAGGCTCTGATTGTAGGTGTCAGCATCATCTTGACTAACAGACATATCATTCTGCGCTATGTATTCTTGAACTTCCGCTTGGTCATCAGGAGTCTCAGCGGCTTCTGCTCTTTCTGCTACTTCCTGTACCTCAAGCATGTCAACAACGACAGTAGTAAAATCTTCAATAGCATCTTCCATTGCGTCAAGTTCACTTTGCGCTTGCTCGTTCAAGTAATCTTCTGCTGAACCATAAGGCATATAATTGACCATGCCTGTTAGAGAAGAGTTATACGCAGATACTTGCTCATCAGAAATGTAGTAGTTACCTGAAAGCTGACCAGAAGAAATACCCATGCCAGTTTGAGATGCGTGAATTGAGCCACCAACAAACATAATACCTTTGTTTATCTGATCAACGATTGCGCTAGACGTTTCTATTAGAGTGTCAAGCTCACTTGATTGAGCGCCTAAACATGACAGACACAAGCTCATCAGAACCGCTTTCTTCATTTTCATCATCATCTGATCCTATCCCTAAAATTGAGTTGTACCATTTTTGCGTGTCGCTGTACTTCGGCGTTGGTGGTTTTTTAGACCACGTTGCCTTACGTCTTACTGCTACTTCACCATAATCAGGGATGTACAAATTAGGTTGTGTTTTCATTAACAGAAAAGCACGTTTACCTACAACTAGTTTTCCGCTTGCAATCAAAGGACAAGGAGTAGCTGAAAGCATCATTGACCTAAAGGTTTCAACACTGCCTTGGCAAAGACGACTGATAGCCGCTACCTTCATTCCTAAATCACTTAAAAGCTTGGCATCCCTGCGACGATTACAATCAACATCCTTTTGATACGAACCGTCTGTATAACCTATCAGCCCTGTTTGAATACTACGGCCTGATCCTTGTAAGCAAGTTTCCATGCCGTTAGACATGTAAGACGGCGCTATTGCACTCCCTACTGGCATATCAGAGGAGCTTCCTGCTCCGTTGTAAGTATTTGAAACACTTCGGTCTTCACTATTGTTATTGGAGCTAACAGTTGATCCAACAGTATTGGTATTCAAGCTACCGTCTTGCGTATTCTGACTGTCCGTGTCGCCCATTGGTTCTTCATTTTCCTGAGAAAATACTGAAAAACTAATAACTAAAAACAAAAATATAAAAGGTTTCATTCATTTACGTTCTTGCAGGATATATACCACCGCCAAATCTGATTATTACACTAGAACCAGAGCCAAACTCTCCAGTTTTAACACCGGCACGATAAGCCATTGACGGCTCAGGTTCAAACCCTACAAACTCACCACTGGCAGTAAAGGTATCTACGTCGTACCAAGTGGAACCATCAGTGCTACGCTGTACAGTAAGGATAGTACCGTTAGCAAACGTCCCTGATACGGAAAGATTAAAACCACCGTCAAAAAAGGTAGTGTCGCTGAAAGTATTCTGAGCAGTAATGGTTTCAGTTACATAAGTTGTCATCTTATTCTCCTTGCGCGTCTAAGTGAGTTTGATATGCGGCTTTAGCTTCGTCTGTAAATACAACACTAGCAATTGCTACAACATCAGCATCTTCACTAGAAAGGTCTGCATCAGGTGTAAGAACATGACGATGAAAGTTTCTAGATATTTCCTCATCATCTCTACTGATAATCGTTGCAGTGCGTACCTGTACTACTGGGTATCCTGCTAAATGTAATACTTCTATCTTGTCGTTCAATGTTGCTTCTGAAAGTGCCATGTTTATTTCCTTTAGTTTATCGTGGCGAAAGTGCCACCTGTCCACCCACTAGGGGTATTAATTAATCCGATTAGTTTTGTCATTTTTTATGTTACTTTTTTAGCTATCTCGTAAATGTCGTTTGTGCTAGGGTCATTTTATCGTGCCCCAACCGCTTGATGGTTGCTGTGTAAAGAACACTGAATTAGAAGAAGTAGCTGAATTAACCGTAACCCTTGCGTGTAAAAGACCACCATTCGACCATTCATCCAGTACCTCAACAAAACCATAGCCACTGGAACCCCATGAGGGAGCATTCGTAGCGTTAACACTAGCTATATCGACTGTAAAAGCGTTACGAGGGACTAAGTTGTTAAAATTAAATGTCCACCCACTTTCTACAAGAGAGATAAAACCGTAGTTATTTTGAATTCTAAAACTTTTTACTTCCAAAATCGGATTACCACTCAATTGTCTAAAGGGTCTATAGTCCGTTGCATTGAGGGTGTTATGACAGTCCGTAACTTCAAAACTTAATTTCTGAGAAACATCACCGCTTGTATAGTTTGTATAACCGATTGCATAAATAGCAATTGGCCCCCTAACATTTCTTACTATTACAGTTGTTTCAGTGCTTTTTGCCGCTACCTCACCACCGCTAAACTCAATAATACCTCTATTTAAAGCTGTCGTTGTTAATGTACCGTAAGGGATTATATTGAGGTCACTTACTTCAGTATAAGAACTTTCCGCGCTTGATTGTTGTAATAATGTACAATATCGAGGGATTACTACTTCAGTAATTACAGTACCACCGACAGCCTTACCATCATTTATCTTATCACTAAGATTTTGCTGAAATGTCACACATGCGTGAGAAGCCCCTAATGGGCTATTTCCATTTGCTAATTTATAGTATTCAATGGTTGGCTCTATAAGTAGTGATGTTCCTCCAAGCTGAAAATCAAAATCGATGCCGTTAGTAATGGATGTATAGGATTCTCTAGTTACTTTTGGCCTATATATAGTTGTTTCTGAACATTGAGATTTTACGGAGCGACCCTGACAGTCTATAAAAACACAGTTATTGACTCGTGCTACTCCTGCTCTAGCGTTAGTACTAGCAGAAGCACCTATTGTTTTACCAAAAACTGCAATACCGTCTGCGTCCGAATCAGAAGGAGTCAAAACATTTTTAACATATACATTTTCTATCGTAGCTAACCCACTAAACTGAGACACCGACAACCCTTTAGTAGCCCCTGCTGAAGTATTTGTACGTTGAACACTCTCAATGTAAAGGTCTTGAACAAGGATTTTTCCATAGTCCCCGTATATTTCCATTGCAGAGTTTTCTCTAGCTTCAGTTGACGAGTTTTCTTTAATGTTTTTAATCTTAACTGCCGCTGTTATATTGACCGATCCTCCAGATGAATCATTGTGGCGTATGCTTATACCACGCCCTGCTTTGTCATTACCTTCAATTTGCAAGATACCGCCAGTAATAGAGGCACTGTTGTAATCATTAGTAGCAAAGTATAATACATCACTAAACGCTGTTGACCCTGAGTCAACTTCAATAATCACATTGCTTTCAAGATTAATGTGCAGGCCACCAGAGGTTCTAGTGGCATAAGGCTGTATTGGCCCTGAGATTTTGTAGGTTCCATCAGGTATTGTGACAGTTCTTTTTAATGGAATTGCGTAATCAAAACACGCTTTTAAGGCCGCAGTATCATCTATTACTCCATCTCCTACTGCACCAAAGTCCAAGACACTAACTGGAGTTCCTGCAATCATTCTGTTGTGTGCTTTAGTTAAAGCCATTTTTATTTCCTCAAGACGCTATATAAGTATGAGTTCCAGACCAACCTGTAGAAGTACTAGTTGAGATGCTTTGAAACAAAAATAAAGTTGATCCGAAAATATTGCCAAAGCTACCGATAGTATTTGCACTAATAGAGCCAGTGGCATAACTTCCAGACGATGAATTAACAGTAGAGGCAAACGGAAGATTATCTATTTGGCTGTAGCTAGACATGTAAGCGGCAGTTGAAAGTGTTGCAGACCAAGTTACAGTTACAACCCGACCCACCTTAGTATATGTGCCACTTGATGCTGATACACTTGCAGAGCCGCTAAACCCATTTACTGCAAAATTAGGAGTCCATACACCCTCTTCGTAATCATCAAAAAGCTCAGATGTGCCAGTGCCAGCAGTAGCAGAGAAGTCTATGCCTTTGCCAGAGGTTGCTATTACTAGGTTGCCGCCAATAGAGACACCAGCCGATGTGGTTTCTAGCCTTTTACCACCTCCTGTAAAATATAACTCAGCCGCACCATTGTTTCCGTAAAATATTTTATTACCTGAAGCTGTAGATATATTAGGGTTATCAGCCCAGATTCTTAAATCACCAGTACCAGTATCTTTTATATAGCTATTATTACCATCATGGTAAATCTGCAGGTCATCGTTATTTCCAAATATAGCCTTTTTTCCATCTTCCCAAGTAATATCAGAATCTATGTCAATGTTGCCTTCAAAGGTTAGTTGCCCTTCAATAGTAACATCGTTGAATGTTGGGTTACGTCCAAAGACACCACCGTTTTGTTTAATACTCATTTTTCTATTCCTTTAATTAGGTTGAACAATTAAATTCTAATAATCTCAAACTCAGCTTTCCAATCGTAAGTAGCTGTAGCACCTGAATTTACTCGCAACCGCAAATTATTACCTGACGCTTCCCACACAAAAGCAGATGTATCTCCTGCTGTCTTTATGTCGCTTAGTGTCGTAGCCGCCGCTTCAAGAGCAACACCACCCCCTGCATCCCTATAAGCTAACACTGCTGTTCTTACATATCTGCGCTTAGTGCTATCGCTTAACTTACAGGCAATATCTGCAACAATAGATACGGAAGACTCATCATCCAAAGGAATCTGGTACATGGTTACAGGAGTAGTAGAAGTAGTTTGGGCTGTCTGCTTATTTGTTCCAGTAGAGTAGCCAAAGTTACCAATGTTCAGAAGAGATGCCGCGCTGTTAGAATCTAATGTTACATCTACAGGCCAATCTTTTAGCAAAACATTTGCTCGCGCAGAATAAGCCCCAGAGGTTCCAGTGAATACTGCTTTGCCTTTTACCCAAATATTTCCTGCAACGGCATACAATCCGTAGTCCTGAAGACTACTGACATCAGTTGCTTCTGGATCAATCAACGTCAGAGAGCCAACATTGTTAATATTAATGCCGTAATACGCTCCATTAGTTGTGTTTGCCTCTCGAATCTTTGGCTTGATAGTAATGTTGTTTGCTGAAACAGAGTCAATAAAAACCCCATCGCGTCCCGATCTAGTGCTGATGATATCAATATCAATATCTTTATTGTTTGTGCCTTGAATTACTAAACCGTATTGAGTTGAATCTTCTGCCACAACAGTAGCTTGCATATTACTTGTATCTTTATTGATGCCTAAACCTCGCTGACATCCTCGCGCAACAACAGTTGCAACAATATTACTGATAGATGCAACACCAGTAGTTCCTGCATTTTGAATTTCTAGCGCGTGTGATCCACAGTTTGTAGCGTTCACATCGAGAATAAAGTTTTTAATATCTGGATTAGCAGATAACGCAGATTGAATTTTGCAACCGTCTAACTCACAATCGGACGCAATGATACTTAAATTTATGTTTCCAGATTGTAGGTACGCCCCATGCTGACCGGGGATGCCGTGAATAACACCATTTAAAACAATATTATCGTTATTGCCTTGAGTGTATGTGCTGTAAACTTCAACAAGTATTCCCTGTGCTGTTCCAGTTACATTTAAATTATTTATTTGAACATTCTTGCAGTTACCATAAGTCGCTGAATGCTTAATGTAGATTCCGTTTTGAAAATTTGCAGACGCAGGAATTGTTGAACCATAATTGTGAGTACCTTCGACAGTTATGTTTTCAACCATCACGCCAACCGACCCTTCGATATACAGTCCTGCGTTAGATCCGTTTCTTGTTCTTGCATTTGTTATATTGACAGTTTCACAATCAATAATTGAAATAACCCTGTCTAAATGCCCAGAGTTTCCTGTCCAACTTGAAGAATATGCACCCTTTCCTTTGAACAGAGCATTATTGCACTGCATGTCTATGTTAGTTTTAGTCGTTGCCTTAAAGACTGATTTGTCGTCAGTGGATTGCTCAATTATTACTCCCGCATTAAGAATTACAGACGCATCTGAACTCAACGAAATTTCATCTGTAAGCAGATAAGTTCCGTCTGGATAAAAAACACTTTTGCCTGTAGTGTGCGCGGCCTGTATTGCTAACGTATCATCTTTAGTGCCATTACCCACTGCTCCATAATCAAGGACGTTTGCTAGCGCACCAGATATCAGCCTGTTTGTTACTTTTGTTAAGGCCATTTTTATACCCTATAAGATAGTGTAAAAGTTAAGTGATTGTCATTTGCGCCTGTGTCTAAATCTGTCAATGCGGCTTGATTATTATTGATATCTCGTGGGACTGCTTCAGTTCCAAAGCAGGAAACAAGTTCAAAGTTGGTTGCATCCACAAAACCCGCTCTAAGCGCGGTGGCGTTATTCCACTGGTCAGCCGTTGACCCAACAGTAAAGGGCAAGCCGCCAATTCGCACATTACCAGAACCAGAACCAACAGTTAATGCATCTGTTCTGATGGCGCAAAATACCGTAACAAGTTCTCCAATTTTGACATAGCTTCCAGTTTGTATGTCGTAAGTAACAGAATCAAAATCTGTCCCACTGGTAGTATATGTAGGAGTCCATGTACCCTCCTCGTAATCATCAAGTAGCTCAGAGGTGCCAGTGCCAGCGGTAGCAGAGAAGTCTATGCCTTTGCCAGAAACAAAAGCTAAATTTCCAGAAGTGTTAAATCGTGCGGCTTCAGACCCAGTTAATGTAGTGTTGTTTGGGGCTGTGTAAAAGACAATATTATTTGTCGCGTTTGCGCCACTAATGCCACCACCAATCGACACCGTACCTCCTGTAACTGACGAGCTAGAAGTTAGAAGCATACCTGTTAAATTTTCTTCAGCATTTGTATAGTGTCTTCCTAATATTGCCCCATATTTAGTAGTAGCATCAGAAGCTGTATTACTAACTCTAAATTGTGTAGAAAGCCCTGCATCTATAACGTCTAACTGTATTCCGCTTGCGGCTACTCCTACACCAACATTGCCAGTAAGAGATGAAGTCCCTGTAACCTCAAGATCACCATCAATTTTAAGGTCAGAGTTAATATCAATGTCACCGTCAAAGGTTAAAGTTCCATCAATAGTTACATCGTTAAATGTAGGGTTGCGGCCAAAGACACCACCATTCTGTTTAATACTCATTTTATTCTCCTAAATTTAAAGTGCGGCTATGATGAAACTCAATAACTCTTCATAACGAATGCCGTAGCGGTTTCCTGCTTCTAGCTCAACATTACCATCTTTGTCTTGTCGCTCTTCCCACTTGTCGTAACAGTAAAAAGCATAGTCTTCTGGGGTAAGGCCGTGGCTTGTAAGGATTTCACCAACCTGTTGTGCCGATGCTCCAAAGTGAATTCGTGCGCCATCACCTTTAGATTCAATAGCATCATTGAACTTAAACTTGCGTAAGTTTGCCTTGATTTCTAAGGCCGCTGATGTCTCTGCATCTTCAATAGTTAAGAATGTTTTTTCTCTTGCATCAGAGGTGTTGATAGTGCCTGTTCCTGCGTAGACTACGCTGAATCTTTGCGAGGCGGTTCCTAAAGAATACGCATTGTCAGCCGAAGGTCTAAATCCTGAACTATAAGCTTGAAATCTTGCGGCACCATCTATATTAAAATATATACCGCCAGACCCAGACACAATGTTCATAAAGTTAGCACCTGTATCTGCACCAACTGTCCAATCATCTGAAGCAGATAACCCTATAGCATTTTTGAGATTGCCTGCACTATCTTTAATCTGCACAGACTTACCGTTTTGAAGCTTAACCAGACCAGAAAACTCATGGTCATTGGTGTCAATTTTAATATAATTTGTATTGGTATCTGGGCCTAATTTTATTTGATTAAGTGAGCCAGAAGATACATCTCGATAGATGTGGTTATTTGCATTGCCAGCATTGGTAATTGCTAATGGATTAGAGTTGCTCATGTAATAACAGGAAGAAGTTCCAAGAAGAAATGCAACAGTAGTACTGGATGTTGAAAATTGATTACCAATTAAGTTACAGTTAGGTAGACCAACAGTAACATTTCCTGTACACCTATTGCTAACAACCATACCGCCATTAGTTCCTGACGGCCCAGTGCCTTTTGAGATGTTTAGTTTACCAATTTGACACCCAAGAATAGTTTGAGAGCCACAGTCAACAAGCAAAATACCACCATTTGTTTGTCCAGTTCTTACACCAGTAAGGTAATGATAAAGAGTTGCTGTGCCAGATACACCAATTTCTATGTCGTAATCCGAAACGCCAGTTGCTGTTGTTGCCCAAGTGTTGTGGCCACCATAAATTCTTATTGGGCCGCCTGTTGCTTTTAATGCTCGACCATGAGCATCACTTGAGCCGCAGTTCTCAGAAAAAGTAATTCGGTTGCCTGTTAAAGAAATGTTGTCACCAGTAAAGCTAGATGCGTTTCCCCTAAAATCTATTCCACCAAAGTACAAGTCATCGCCTGACCCAGAGATAATAGTTCCGTTAGCGTCTTTAGTTATCCGCGTGTGACCACCGTTGGCAATAAAAGACTGCTGATTGTTGTTAACGGTTAAACCTTGGGCCAAGTAGTTACCTTCAGGAAAGAAAACATCCTTACCAGTGTCGATAGCCGCCTGTATAGCGTCCTTACTGGAAGTAGCTCCAGTGCTATCTGCCCCAAAGTCTTTAACGCTTACAGTCTCGCGTAACTTAGTTTGAACAGTAGTAGCGACTGCACCAGTACCAGCAGGGGTGTAAGACACTAGATCAGAACTAGTAGACCCCACAGCAAGAGCCGATGTAACCATGACTTCAATAGTGCTTAGATTAGGGGGTGCAACAGAAAAAGTTAATACTGTACCTGATACACTGTATCCATCTTTTTGTTGGTAGACACCATCAATATAAACTTGAGTATTGTTCTCAGAGTTAGGAGTTGAGCCTAGAGTAAAGGCTACTGTAGAACCATCGCCAGTAAAGTTGTAAGGAGTCCAAGCGGCAGAATCATATAATACAGACAATGTACTAGCTTCAGGCGCACCAGTAACAGAGTTAAAGGATAACAGTTTACCCTTACGATCATCTTTCAAAGGGATAGTCATGTCTACCCCACTAGTAGGAGGCTCGACATCTTTAAGTCTTAGGCTACGACCACCCTCATTCTCGTTCTGAACCGCACCAATGTAAATCTTATCAAAGTCTTCGTTAACAT